ATGAAAAAGATCCTAATTTTGACGGTACTTCCCATTTTGGGTATTATCTGGATAATTAAAAAACGAAAAAGGAGAGGTCAAAATGCTGACTACTGATCAGAGGATACTTCGCATGAAATCGAGAGAGACAACATTGGAAGAGGTCCAGGAACTGAACCTGGTGGAAAAATTGAAGATAGCCTCCAAAGGAAATATGGGAGCCTCGGCAATTCAGATCGGTGTTCCGGTCAGGTTCGCATGGTTCAAAATGGGTGAGACAGAGTACACCTTGCTGAATCCAAAAATATTGGAATTCAAGGGAAAGGAAAAGCTAAAAGAGGAGGACTGTTTGTCGGTACCCGGAAGATGGTCCAGAGTTCCTAGGTTTTACAAGATCAAATTTATGAACAACGGGGTACTGGAAACTGCCAGAGGAATGAAGGCGCACATTATCCAGCACGAAGTCGACCACATGGACGGAATACTCAACATTGACAAGGCCAGATAAAATGAAAGAAAAACCAGCAGCAACCTCGAAGGCAAAGCGGAAGGTGTTCAAGGTCTCAGATATCGTCCCGGCAGATTACAACCCCAGGACAATCAAAGACAAAGCGAAAAAAGGGCTCCAGACATCACTCGGAAAATACGGATACCTCCAGGATGTGGTTGTTAATATCCGGAAAGGCAAAAACATTATCGTTGGTGGCCACAAGAGATTCGAAGCAATGGGTCTAGATCCCAATAACAAAATCGAATGCACTGTGGTGGATCTGGATGAGAAAGACGAGAAGGCTCTCAATGTTGCGCTTAACTCCAGGCACATCTCCGGAGAGTTTGACGAAAAGCTCCTGGAAAGTTTGATTGCCGATATCTCCGGCCATGATTCATTCAACGATTTGAACTTTGACGACCTGGTGCTGGAGTTCGGATTTGATAAGAAACCGACTTCGGGAAGGGATGACAAAATACCGGAGGAGCCAAAGACCGTCGTCATCAAAAAAGGGGACCTGATTGAAATTGGGAACCATCGTGTTCTCTGTGGTGATTCGATCGTTCCGGAGGATGTCGCACGTTTAATGAACGGAGAGAAAGCCGTCCTCCTGCATGCCGATCCTCCTTACGGTATGGGAAAGGAAAAAGACGGTGTGGAGAATGACAATCTCTACCGGGAAAAGCTGGATAAATTCCAAATTGACTGGTGGACTACCTTCCGATCGCACATAGTCGATAACGCCAGTGCCTATATTTGGGGTAATTCTCCGGATCTCTGGAGGCTATGGTATAAATGCAAGTTGCCAGATCCGGAAGAATTAATCGGTCTCGAGTCCACCGAAAGAATGGAACTCCGGAATCAGATCGTGTGGGATAAGAAAAGCATCACCGGGATGAAGTCCGACCTAATGACCCAATATCCCATCGCAACTGAGCACTGCCTGTTCATCCAGATCGGGCAGCAATTCATTGGAAAGATCAACTCGGAGGACTATCCGGAAGAGTACGAAGTGATCAGAGCGTACCTGGCGGAGCAGGCAGAATCGGCCGGTATCCGTCCGAAGGATATCAGAGAGGTCTGCAACTGCCAGATGTATGCGCACTGGTTTACAAAGTCCCAGTTCACTCTGATCTCCGAGAAGCATTACGTCTCGCTCAAAACTGCCTATCCTGGCCACTTCGAAAAGCCATGGTCCGAACTGAAATCCGAATGGGATCGTGTGAAGGGACACGGAGCAATCCGGAGCTACTTCGACAATGGCCATGACATTATGCGCGACGTCTGGGATTTTCCCCGGGTTACAGGTGACGAACGGTGGGAACATGCAACGCCAAAACCTGTCGAAATGATGGAAAGGATCATGAAGTCGAGCTGCCCGAAGTCCGGTCTCGTTGTCGAACCTTTCGGTGGTTCTGGATCGACTTTAATAGGAGCAGAAAAAACCGACCGGAGCTGCAACATCATGGAGCTCACCGAAAAGTATGTTCAAATCATTGTCCAGCGATGGTGCGATTTTACCGGTGTGGATAAAGTAAAAATCAATGGGAAAGAATCCAGCTGGAAGAAATATACAGGAGCAGAATAATGGCTATAAAAACCAAGGATCATTATGAAATCACCCCGGCTGTTATCCGGAAGTGTGAAAAGCTTGCTGCCAGAGGATTGACAATAATTCAGATAGGAACTTCCCTCGGTTGGAGTGAGGAAACAATCCACAAAAAGAAGCGTGAATACCCTGAGTTGGCTGAGTCTATAAGGAGAGGCCAGGCAAAAGGCATCGAAACAATATCGAATGCTCTTTACAAAAGAGCCAAGGGATTCACTTACAAGGAGACCCACGAAGAGGCCAGGAAGGATGAAAAAGGAAAGACCACTCAGCATAGGAAGGTTGTCAAAAAGCATGCCGTTCCAGATACCACAGCGCAGATCTTCTACCTCAAAAACAGAGATCCACAACACTGGCAGGATAAACACGACCACAATATTCAAGGTGATATTATAATCAAAACAGATTCCGACGATGATGATCTCTAACCAAAGGATAAAATGAGAGTTCGCACGATAAAAATAATCTTGGATGAAAATGTTTTAGAGCTAATTGATTCAGGATCAATAAAAACGCTCCAAAAAATAGAAAAGAAACAGTGCGCTGAATGTGGAGACCCATTTTTTCAGATAACAAAAAAGGAAAAAAGATATTGTTCTGAAACATGTATGAATCGGAAGAGACAACGGGATATACGGAAGGTTATCAAAGAAAATGACCAGGGAAAATACGAGAGCATAAAGAGACAGGCAAGGAACAGAGCAAAAAAATCATACGAAAAACAAAAAAATGATCAGCTCTAAAAAATACAGCATTAAGAAAACCCCAAAGCAGAAAGAAGCGATCCGGCTTATCACTTCCAACACCACAACCCTGCTTGAAGGTGGAGGTCGATCAGGTAAAACATTCATAGCGCTTTACGCAATTGTCCTGAGGGCTCTCAAGTATCCAGGGACTCGACACCTCGTAGCTCGGTTCAGATTCTCCCACGCAAAGACAGCCATCTGCCACGATACAATGCCTGGAGTTCTCAAGGCTCTGGGGCTAACCGGGAGAGTAAAACTGAATAAATCAGATTGGTTTTACGAGTTCAATAACGGATCAACTATCTGGATAGGTGGACTGGATGACAAGGATCGCCTGGAGAAGATTCTCGGTAATGAGTATGCAACCATATTCATGAATGAAGCCTCCCAGATATCATTCGAGGCTTACGAGTTTATCGTAACCAGGCTGAACCCTCCTCCAGGAGTAAAGGGAAAAATTATAATCGATTACAACCCCCCATCGATATCGCATTGGGGCTACCTGATGTTTCATAAAAGGGAATTTCCAGATGGAAGGCCGGTCCCGGATGATGATTTCCAGTGGATAAAAATGAATCCGGAGGATAACAAAGAGAACATCTCCGAGACTTATTTGTATAATCTCTCCCTCCTTTCAGAATCAAAACGGCGCAGGTTCATGGAGGGTGAATATTCGCTCGAATCCGGAAAGCTCTGGAAACGTGCCTGGATTCCATACTATCCAAGGCCAGAGGAGCTGCCGGACTTCATTCGTGTCGTAGTCGGTGTAGATCCATCCGGATCAGTCGAAGGTGACGAAGTAGGAATAATTGTGGCAGGATCATATTTCGATGATGCGAATAAACTCAAGGAGATGACAATCGATGATTATTCCCTCCACGGAACCCCAGCACAATGGGCTGCTGAAGTCTCCGCAGCATACCACAGATGGACAGCCGATTGCGTAGTAGCGGAAAAGAATTTCGGTGGGCTCATGGTGGAGTCGACCATAAAAAATGCTGACAAAACGATCAATTGTAAGTTAATAACAAGCTCAAGGGGAAAGGTTGTCAGAGCCGAACCAATATCAGCAAAGTATGAACAGGGCGATATCGTTCATCGGATACCCTTCACTGCCCTGGAAGATGAAATGTGCACTTATGACCCAGCGGTTTCAGCATCTCCCAATAGAATGGATGCCATGGTATTTGCTCACGCAGAGTTGAGCGAGGGCGAAATCTCTATACTGGATGTGATATGAAAGATAAAACAGAACAGATCGTAAACAATTCACTTACCGATCTGGTGGCAGGGGTGAGAGTATCAACGATGCTGACCGGTGGATCAGACCTGGCAAGTTACGGATCGGTCGCATATAACAACAACTATTCGCTGATCACGCTCAATCGGATTGTTTTGACCTACCTGTACACCTCCTCCGGAATATTCCAAACCGCAATCGATCTCCCAACTCAGGATGCACTGTCCAGGGGAATAGAAATCGAATCGGATCAAATGTCCCCATCTGATATCGACGAGCTCTTGGATTTCATGGAGGAGTCCGGACAATGGACAGCACTACTCGATGCTTGGAAATGGGCAAGACTTTACGGAGGCGCCGGGCTCATTATCAATACGAACCAGGATCCGGAGGAGCCTCTTAATTATCAGACGCTGAACAAAGGCCCTCTTGAGCTTTACGATGCGGATAGATGGCAGTTTGACAATGCCCACCCATACGCTGGAGATATGGGCGATATGATGTTCGGACCAGCTCCAGACTTTTTGTATCTGTACGGTCAAAAGTTCCACGAATCAAGGGTTATCAAGATCAGAGGCAAACGAGCCCCTTATTATGTCCGGAGACAGCTCAGAGGTTGGGGGATGTCAGAGGGCGAGAGGATGATCAAGGATCTGAATCTGTACCTCAAAACGCAGAATGTCCTTTATGAGATCCTCGATGAATCGAAAATAGATGTGTACCGGATCAAGGGCCTGGCACAAAAGTTGATTAACGAATCAGGTACGGCAGCAATCACCAGGAGAGTGCAGCTTGCCAATGAATTAAAGAACTACGTCAACGCTCTTGTCATGGATTCCCAGGACGAATTTGAACAGAAGTCTATGACCTTCACAGGCCTCGCTGATGTCGGAAGGGAAAACCGGATCGGTATTTGTTCAGCACTCAGGATGCCCCAGACAAAACTGTTTGGTCTTTCCGCTTCCGGATTCAATACAGGGGAGAGTGACCTGGAGAATTACAACATGATGGTCGAGTCAGAAACCAGAGCCCCGATGCGCCAGGTTATCAGGGAGATGGTTACGCTGAATATGTATCATCTCTGGGGGAGGGAAGCCCCTTTTCGTTTCAAGTTTCCACCTCTTCGGGTCCTAACAGCAGAGCAGGAAGAAACGAAAAAGACATCGGAACAGAATCGTGCCCTTGCCTTGTATGACCGGGGCCTGCTCAATTCCCAGGAAGTCGGAAAAGCTCTCCAGACGCATGGAGTAATTACCATCGAAACCAATATGGCGAAAGGACTCCTGCCAGATCAACCTGACCCACCTCCTGGAGCCGTTGGAGATATCACTCCTGACATCGATCCAGGATAGAAAAATGCTGAAATGGAAAGAACAATATTCGGAGCCCACAACGAAAGAGCTGGAGTATTATTTTCACCAGTTTTTTTGGGCTGAAATTATAGCAGCTGTGAAAGATCCTTATTTTCTACTAAATGCGAACAATGCACTGATATCGGCTATCCGAAAGGGAATCATCAGATATACAGATGGAAAGTTCGTAGGGGATTTTTCGATGAAGGTATCCACAGAGCTGGACAAGTTTGCGAAGTTCGATGCCAGGTCAAAAACCTGGAAAGGGATTCCACCCGCATCAATATCAGCAACAGCAGCAATCGCAAACAATAAAGCGAAAGCCCTTAACGATAAGATATCCAGCCTGATCGATGACATTCCTGACCGTGTTACCGCCGCAGTAGATTCCCTGAAGTATTCAATAGGGGAACCACTGGAAGATATGAACGCCCAGGCCACGAAGGATTTGAAAGCGACAGGCATTGTGATCGATGTAACTCCGGAACTCTCCCAGACAATATCGGAAAATTACACCAATAATCTTAATATTTCGATAAAGAATTGGGAACCAAACCAGACCGAGAGACTCCGGAACCTGGTCGAGAAAAACATCCTCTCCGGTTATAATCGGTTGGAACTGATAGACCAGATATCGGCGGAGTACGGAACAACGATGGCAAAAGCGAAGTTTTTAGCAAGGCAAGAGACAACCCTGCTGACATCCACAGTCCGAGATGAACGTTACCAGGGAGCCGGAATTCGTCGATATCGGTGGTCGGCTTCAGGAGGGAAAGCGGGAGATGGACGAACCAGGCCATTGCACCGGAAACTACATGGAAACGAGTTTTCGTACACTTCCCCACCAATCATCGATGAAAGGTCAGGCGAGAGAGGCAATCCGGGCAAAGCCTTCGGGTGTCGGTGTGCGGCAATCCCATTATTATAAATTTTGACATATCTAAAACCAAAGTGATATTGATCAATCATTGAAAGCATGTACCATAAACCGAGCCTAAATCATGAAGCCAAAAAGATATCGAGCTTTGCACATCACACCCGGCGTTGTTGACTACACCGATGGAGACCAACGAGAGACCGTACTCATTAAGAAGCCAGCACTGGACAATATGAATCGCTCTTTTCTTGGTAAGCCTGTTTTTAACTTCACTCATAAAGCCGTGTCTATAAAGGATGCGTTCGACTTTACCAGTGAAGAAACAGAAGAACACGCAGTCGGAGTAATTTCAGATGTTGGATATGATGTGGATACCGGTTATTATTTTGCCGACATGATGATCTGGGACGAAGCCACCCAAGACAACATTGCCAGCGGATACAAGGTGTCGAACGCCTATATCCCAGACATATCCGATGGTGGGGTATATAACAATGTTCCGTATGATGAAGAGGTTGTGGGAGGAGAGTACGACCACATGGCAATTGTCGAAGATCCGAGGTATGGTGATGTCAAAATTTTTGAAAACGCCAAAGGAGAAAATAAAATGAGTCTATTTAAGCTCATCACTGGAAAGGGGAAAAGCCAGAAGAAAAACGAGGCCGATCCTCCTCCCGTTGAAGATCCAAAAGAGAATGAAGATGACATGTCAATGAACATGGATTCCATTCTGGTCGATGAAGAGGGCAACGAGTATCCGCTTGCGGAGCTGGTCGAGACCTACAAATCGACAATGGGCAAGGAAAATGAAGAAGAAAAGCCCACCATTAACATGGAAGATACTGTCGAAATCGACGGTAAAGAAGTATCTGTCAAGGATCTGTACGACAACTTCAACTCCAAAAAGAACGCTGAACCTCCCACGGATCAGCCATTGGAAGATGCTGTCGATGAGACCCAGAAAAAGAACTCTGCCGATTCAAAGTCTCAGAACGAGAGCTTTCTGAAGATCAAGGCAAACGCTCAGAAAGGTGCAGAGCCTGAAAAAATCCAGATCAGCAGCGAGAGAAGCCGGATCGCCAGAGGCAAAAACCGCTACGGGTCAACACCAGCCGCAGTGCAGGGAGGTAATTAATGTCCGTAAACATGAACCAATTTACCCAGGACGTAGTCGCTGGGCAGCTCGATCTGCAATCAGGTGGCTTGGGTCCGGCTTTCACCTTTCGGATCGATCCCGATTCCTCTTCAGAGGATATCGTAGCGGGAACAGCCGTTGCGCTGAAAGACGGTGGAGCGAATGATCCCGGTGGAGTACCACTGGTTGATGTAGTCGCAGCCGATACAACCATTTCGTTCGGTACCATTATTTTCGATCCCAAAGAAGGCAAAAAGCAGGCAGGCGATATCGTACAGGTTTCCTCCGATGGAAACGTACAGTGGATGTCAGCCGCAGCAGCTCTAGCCAGAGGTGTGGCTGTTTCTCTCGATGTTTCAGCTCCTGGCGTAGTTCAGGCACACGGATCGACACTTCCTCAATTCGGCATTTTGCTCGACAAGGCATCTGGCGCAGATGTTCTTGTTCGTGTACTTGTCAGACCACTAGCCATTTTGGTAGTGGATACCACCTAATAACAGGAGAATGAGCCATGATTATGAGAACGAACGGCATCCTGAAGCCGAATATGAGTATTGAGGGCCGTATGCTGACCAACGCAAACGGTGACATCGTTACGTCTGGATTGGGGTATCAGTATTTGATCGATACTCTTTCCTACATCAGGGCAGAAGTTATTGAACAGAAGTTTTACAAGATCGCACCGGCAGACTTTATGCCACTCGATGTGGGTGAAGCAGCCTGGTCCGATGAGATCGTCCAGAATCTGACCTTTCAAACCGGTGGTGGTTTCTTCGATGGTGACATCGATACCCAATCAGACACTGGAAGATTGGCCCAGGTTGGAGCAGCTCTATCGCCAATTCGGATGCCTGTTAAAACATGGGCAAAGCAGGCAGCATGGACAATCGCAGAGATTGCGAAAGCCGCAGCCGCTTCCAATTGGGATATCGTCGCCGGGAAGATGGAAAGCCTCAAAACCAATTGGGATTTGGGAATTCAGGAAGTCGCTTTTTTGGGACACCCTGCTGACTCCCTGGTAACAGGCTTGCTGAACGATTCTGCGGTTAATATCAACACCACGTTGATCACGACTGAGATATCAGCCATGACCTCGACCCAATTCTCTGCCCTGGTAGCAGGTATTTTGGGAGCATATTTCACGAACTCGAACGATACAGAAGATAAGCCCGACACTTTCGTTATCCCTGCCAATGACTATCTTGGCCTGGTGGCTCCGGTTTCTGGTACTTATCCCAACATTTCGAAAATCGAGTATCTGAACAACGCTTTCCAGAAAGGTACCGACAACCCTAATTTCAAGATTTTGCCCTTGGCTTATGCACAGGCGAACCGAAACATCTCAGCATTGGGTGGCTCCGGTAAAAACCGATATGTGCTTTATAAGCGAGATCCCAAAACTTTGAAAATGTCCATTCCAGTAGATTTTACGATGCTGGAAGCAGGCACTGCGAACAATTTCAATTGGACGCAACCGGCACATGGTCAGTATTCAGGGTGTCTGATCAATCGTAAGCGTGAGGTTCTTTACCTCGACGAAACGAACTAGATCATAAGGCCGGGACAACCTCCCGGCTTTTTGCATTTCTAAACCTGCAACCAACAAATTAAAAATGGCATCTCAAGAAAAAATCAGAGTACACAACAGCGGGAACCGTGATTTTACTTTACAGCCTGCCCCAGGGAAAAAGAAAAATCGGCTGTTGCCATCAGGCAGAGCCATCGATATCGAAGAACCATACGCAAAAAGGCTTTTGGCAGATTATCCAAAGGACCTTATCGAATTTGATTCCCTTGTGACAGGATCGAAAAAGAACCTCCACAAAGAGAACGCCAAGCTGGAAGATGAAAACGAAACCCTGAATGATTCAATCTCCGCTGGCGAGAAAGCGTTCTGGGATCTGGCAGTAGAAAACGAAAAGCTGTCGGCAGAGATCACAAAACTGAAAGCAGCCGGCACAAAAAAGAAGTAGAATCGACCTGTTGTTGATACGGAAAAAACGTCCACTAATAAAAGGTATAATCCATGTCAAAACCAGTAAAAGTATTTAACAGGGGAAAACGTCCTGTTGTATTCAAAAGAGACAGAACCGGGGTTGATGCTATCCACCCTGGGAAGTTTTTAACGTTCGATCCAGATCGTGCAAAGCTCGTTATCGCAGGATTTGAAGATGCCTGTTCCGAAGAGGATTTCAAAGCAATCACCAAAAAGAAGAAAGCAGATAAAAAGAAATCTGATGAGGTGAAATGACTTGCACAATAACGGCAACAGAATTCAAAGCATATTTTGACCGTGGACAGTTTCTCTACGGGTCTACTGTTCCGTATGAGTATCCAGAAGTTAGAGACGGAGATATTGATTCTGCAATAGCAGAGGCCTCGGCGGTTTTTAATTCTGGTTTGTTCCCCGATGATGCTACATGCAAACAGGCTCTGTCGTATTTAACGGCGCACTTTCTCCAATTGGATCTCGATGCGGTTGTGTCAGGAGGACAAGCCAAGTTTAATCAGTCATCCAGATCAGCAGATGGGGTTTCGGAATCTCTCTCAATCCCAGAGTGGATGAACGAGGGTGAATTTGCTTTTTACTCCACAACCTATTTCGGGCAAAAGTATTTGATTCTCGTAAAGCCTTTTCTCGATGGTGCTGTTTATGCGGTCGGAGGAGCAACATTGCCATGAGTTCATTCTCCCATAAAAACGGTGACAGCCAGGTAACGGGTGATTTTTCTAAGCTGGAAAAGTTAGTTGAGAACCTCGGAAAACAGTTTTACACCGATATCGGAATTCTCGGTGAAGGTGGATATACTGAAGATGGAGGCATCACTCTGGCAGGTCTGGGAGCAGTTCATGAGTTCGGAACAGATAAGGCAGGCAGGAATAGAAACACAAAGATTCCGGAAAGGTCTTTTATCAGAGTTCCACTGGAAACTGGACAGGATGATATCGAGAAGTCGGTCGCTCCGAAACTCCAGAAGCTACTTGAGGCTGGGGATATCAAAGGGATTTTCGAGCTGATCGGAATAGCCGGTGAAGCCAGGGTTCAGGAAGCATTTGAAACAGGAGGATTCGGGCTCTGGGAGGATATTAAGGAAGCAACCAAAGATGCAAAAGGTTCTGACGCAATCCTGATTAATATCGGGACGCTTCGACAGGCCGTTACATCCAGGGTGGGAGGCTGATCATGCCAGTACCGTATCTTGGAAATTCTTTGAAGGGTTGGGTCCAAAGTTCGAATATTACGGTGATCACTCAGTCTATCGTCAATCATGAAACTGTAGAGGCTCAAGCTGATTTTATCTATCCGGCAAACTTTCAGCCAATGCCAGCGGCAAAGGTTAACAGAAAGCCCCAGGAACAAAGAACATGGATTTGGTGGTCTATTATCATCCAAGACAAGACCGTACTGCTAAAAACCGATGACATTATCCAGGACGATTCCGGTCGCAAATTCAGGATTGAACAGGCAAACGACTGGAGAGAGTCAGGATTTACGAAATATGAAGTCGTTGAGGATTACACATGATTAAACCGGATATAATTCTTTGTGACATCATAGCCACGGACATGAGCCTGGACGCAGAACGAGTCGTGGTATATAACCAGAACTGGAAATCGCCAAAGGATGATGATATTTATATCATAGTATCCGAAGGGACTTCCAAAGTGATTGCCAACACAAACCGATTTGATCCAGATACCGAAAAGGAAATAAAGCGGGTGTCAGTCTCAACAACCTATAATATCGAAATAACAAGCAGGAATACGGATGCCAAATATCGAAAGGCAGAGGTCCTGGCGGCATTGGGATCGGATTATTCGGAGCAGAAACAAGAGGAAAACCATATTCGGATTTTTAGGACTAGGCAGATACTTGATATTTCGTTTGTTGACGGAGGATCGGCTCTGAGTCGATACCAGATCCCGGTGATCATTAATAGCGTTCAGATTTATGAGAAGGCTATTGATACGTTCGATATGATCCAGACTCCGGACGTTTTAGCCGAAGCACGATAATTTTTAACCAACAGGAGAGAATATGTCATTGGACATTGGAAATGTTGTCAGAGTCTCGGTTTCGGGACCCGAACGAGGCCTTGCTACAATCAACACATCGGCCCTTGCAATCATCACAGATGAAGCCCCAATCCCAGCAGATTATGGAGTGTATAGAACCTATCTGAATCCGGATGGAGTAGCTGACGATTTCGGTACCAGCTCAGAAACGTACCGGATGGCCCTCGCAGTATTTAACCAGAAATTGAACATACTTACCGGGGGAGGTTTCCTGGTCGTTGTTCCACGGCTCCAGACAGCAGCCGCCCAACCTGCTACAATTCTGGGAACTGGTCCCGTTAACCTTCTGGGATTAACCGCAGCCGATTATAAGCTAAACGCAGTTGTCGATTCTGCTGCTGCTGCCGATTATCTTATCGGACCGATCGATACCACAACTCTTGCAAGTGCTGAAGCATCTCTAAATAGTACGGCCATCACCGCAGTTGGTTTGGTGTTCGTTTTATCAGGAGAGCTATCCGCAGCGGTCATCACGCTGAAAACTCTTGCAACCGGAGTCGCGTCAGACATCACAATCGGAACAGCAGGAACCGGAACCGATATCGCAGTCCCTCTCGGCTTGTCTGGATCATCAGTAGGAGCAGCAACAGGTGTCGAGAGAGCGAAGGATTGTATCCTCCGGACAAAGGGTTCAGTGAACTATTTCGGGATTGTCTACAACGAAAAGATGGCCGATGCAGTCCTTACTGAGCTGGCAGCCACCGTCCAAAGTCTGGACAAGTTCCAGGCAGTGGGATCGGAAGCAACAGCAGACATCGTTGGGGTATTCACCACGCTGAAAGATTCAGGATACACGAAGACTCGCTGCATGCTATATACGAACTCAGAAGCCGATGCGCTTGATTTTGCAGCTGGATACATGTCCCGGCTGATGTCGATCAATTTCAACGCTACTGGAACAGCATTGACCATGCATCTGAAAGACTTCGTTGGATTGGTTGCGGATACGGGAGTTACCCAGACGATTTTGGATTCAGCTAAAAAGGCAGGGGTGGATGTTATTGCCGACTTCGGGATTCCGAAAATATATATTTCAGGGGCGAACCTCTTTTCGGATCAAGTCTACTCAAGACTGGCTCTGCAAGTTGACCTCCAGATTATCGGATTCAATTACCTGGCCCAGACGACCACGAAAATACCGCAGACAGAAACCGGCATGGACGGGCTCAAGGGAGCATATCGAGGCGTTATGAAGCGATACGTTAGGGCCGGAGTATTTGCCCCAGGTACTTGGAACAGCTCGACGAGGTTTGGAAGCCCAGCAGACCACGACAGGAACATAGAAGAGTTTGGTTTTTTCATCTATTCAACCCCTGTCTCCCAGCAAGCCCAGACAGAGAGAACAGCCAGGATTGCCCCAGTTTGTCAAATCGCAGCAAAAGAAGCCGGAGCGATTCACAGCTCTGATGTCGTCGTACTGGTCGAACCATAAAAGGAGATTAAAACATGAGTGTATCACTAACAGGAAAGGACACAATCGCCATCGGGTCCAGAGGATTAGCCCCCAGGATTTTCGCAGATTTGGCAGATGGAGACATCGGTGTTTTGGAATTCCCCAACAACCTGGTTGAAGCCAAGACAGGGAAAAACGGAAATACGATTTACGCTTTCAATTCTACAGGTAAGGTCGTAACCTTCAGCGTTCGGGTGATAAGAGGATCTGCCGATGATAAGTATATGAACGCTGAAATGAATCGTTATCTCCAAGACCCCGCTGGATATACCCTTATCGACGGAGAGATCGTAAAGAGAATCGGTGATGGTGAAGGAAACATCACAAACGATGTTTATTCTCTAGACGGGGGAGTCATCCAAAAGATGCCAGCAGCCAAGGAAAATGTCGAAGGAGATACTGAGCAGGCAGTTACGATTTGGCAGGTCCTTTTCGCCAATTCAGACAGAGGTTTGACATAATGAGCTTGATAGACGGAAAAGAGCTTGAAGTTACGCCAGCCTCGTTCGCAGACGCTATGGCCTTGAAAGAGGTTATAGCGAAAGCTCTCAAAGAAAATGGCATAAAGATTGACCTTTCGTCCGTAGATATCGATTTCAATAAGATCGATAAAATGGACGCTGGAGATGTAGGGTGGATCCTGGAACCAGTTTTGACCTTAACCACAGACAGCACAATTCGAAAACAACTTTTCAAGTGCTCAGAAAGGGCAATGTTCAACAAGTCCAAGGTGAACGAGGATCTATTCGAAGATGTAGAAAATCGGAAATATTTCTACCCGATCATGATGGAGGTTCTAAAAGTTAACATATCCCCTTTTTTCGGACTCGCGAGTTCGTCGTTTGCGAACCTGCCAGGTCTGACCGAAGTGTTCCAAAAATTAGGGTCGAAGCTCCAGAAGTAGAAATGATCGCAATCAGGATTGCCAGAGCAGGATATTACGGTGGTGATCCTTCCAAAGTACGACAAGCCTCAATCGATGATGTTTTCAGGGTATTGGATTATGAAAACTTCCTTTCCGAATACGAGTTCACAGAATACAAAATAAATGAAAAATGAAAAATGAATATAGCTGAGTTGTTTGCCAGGATTGGACTAAAAACAGACGAGGATAAGGCGAAGAGTTTCTCCAGAGCCATGACCACTGTGAAGGTTGGTCTAATCGCAACAACCGCTGTAGCCGCTGGAACAGCTCTCGCAATAAGGAAGATAACGGGTGAAGCTATGGACGCAGCGGTAGCGTTTAAGCAATTCGAGACAGAAACCGGAGCCAGCGCCCAGGAACTCCAGAAATGGCAAGCAGTCGCATTGCAGACAAACCAGAGTGCAGAGTCGGTTTCGTCAGCGATCAAGGCGATAACATCCAATCAAGAGAAAATCAAACTTGGCCAGGGTGATATATCCGGTTACCAGATTCTTGGAATAGATCCCAGACAGGACCCCTTTAAAATACTGGAGGATCTCAGAACAAAAACGAAAGGGCTCTCAGAGGGAATGAAAAAGAATATCCTTTCACAGATCGGTGTAGGTGCCGGGATGCTTCAAACCCTTAACCTATCCAATAAAGAGTTCGATGAAATGGCAGGTCGAGCCTGGATCATCTCCCCGAAGGCAGTCAAGACACTGACAGAAACCAAGTCGGCAATGGATATGGCTGGAAAGGCAATCAGCTATATGAAAGCCCAGATCGCAGTTGGCCTCTCCCCTCAAATCAAAAAAATAACGAAGCAGTTCCAAGAGTGGATGAAGGTCAATGAAAAGGGAATAGTCGAAGGATTCAAAAAGGGATTCAAGTATTTGACCATGTTTATAAAAGCCGTCTATAACGCAGGGGCGGCAATTAATCATATTGTATCAGGAACAATCGGTTGGGAATACGCTATGTACGGACTGGTTGGTGCTATACTAGCCATGAACGCAGCCTTTTCGGCTTCTCCAATTGGACTAATAATCGCTGGAATCATTATTTTGGTGGCAGTCCTGGATGATCTTTACTCATACTCCCAGGGGAATGAATCCCTTTTCGGAAGCATGATGGCAGAGTTCCCCAGGTTCAAGAAACTTTTAGACAATATCTTCGGAATTATTAAAGATGTATTCGGAGCCATCAAAGAGGTGTTCGCAGCAATAAGTGGATTTATGTCCGGAGGGATATCGCTCGATAAACTCATCGATGATTGGGGATTGTTTGGGGTAGCAATCGCAGGAGTCGGGACCTACATCGAGGCCGTATCAAAGTTCTGGAGTGCGATGTTAGACATCTTTAACGGGGAGATGTCTTTCGATAAACTCACAGAGGATTGGGGAGCATTTGGGCAGTTGATCGCTGATATAGCTGGATATATCGAGGGCGTAATAAAGTTCTGGAAAAAGATGATAGAAATATTTAGTGGAGAGATCACACTAGATAAGTTGGTGGAGGAGTTCGGAGCATTTGGACAGTTGATCGCTGATATAGCTGGATATATCGAGGGCGTAATAAAGTTCTGGAAAAAGATGATAGAAATATTTAGTGGAGAGATCACACTAGATAAGTTGGTGGAGGAGTTCGGAACATTCGGAAAGGTGATATCAGATATTAGCGGATATATAGATTCAGTCATTAAGATGTGGAATGGGATGTTAGAAATATTAAGCGGTGATATTTCGATAGGGGATCTCATCAATGAAAAATTGGGCGATCTGGATATCAAGGGGATGATAAAAGAAAAGTTGGGAGGGTTCGACCTTTTCGGGCTATTCTCAGATGATAAAAACCTATCGCAACCAAAAACAAATAATGTAGGTGGATCATCCACAACCCAGACAAACTACATCAAAATTGAAGTAAATGGATCAGGTGACCCAACGGCAACAGGTGACGCAGTAGCGAACGCACTTCAGAGAACAATTAACGGAGCATCTGCACAACTACCGAGGAACGAATAATGAGTTTCGGATCAATAGCACAAAGCGCAAATTCAGGGATCAGTGATGCCAGGTCCTATTTGGATAACAAGGCGAACACACTTCTGAGCCCTAAGTCTGTCAAGGGTATCACAGGTTTTCTTTTCGACATCGAGGACAGTGATTCGATCAGATTGGATTGGGATATAACGGACCACTATACCGAAAGCAATTCTTTCTTGAACGATCACAAAGTCAAAAAACCGATAATCATAACACTTTCCGGATTCATTGGAGAGCTCGTTTATGTTGGAAAGCAGGGAGTCGAAGGCGCAGTTCAGGAAATATCAAACCGATTAGAAACGGTTGAAGCCTATCTCGGTGATGCAACACCGGGAGCAGTCCAGGAGATACAGAGAGTCGTACAACAGGCTCAATCGGCTGTATCAGCTATTAACCAGACACTGGACAAGGCTCAAAACATAATCGGTTTTTTCGATGGTGAAGGCCCAGAAGAGAGCGCCCAACAAAAAGCATTTCGACAACTTGCGGCCCTGGGTGATGAGGTTCTTTTATCGGTCCAGACTCCGTGGGAATTTTACGACGACATGACAATCCAGGCAATATCGTTCTCCCAGGATGGAACCACGAACGGAATATCTGATGTTTCAGTCACTCTCAAACAGTTAAGAATATCGAAAATCAAAACCGCAAACTTCGATAAAAATCAGTTTCCTGTCAGAGAGGAGGTGCAATCGGCTCCCGAAGAGGATCAAGGTGACATCCGAGGCCAGGAGAAAAGCTCGTCGTTATTGTTCAAAATATCAAAATATTCGGGGGTGATTAGATGAAACAGTTGGAAGGAATACGGGCTACCGGAACACAGAAAATTGGAACCACAGCAGATAATGGAGATCCTATTTCGATGACGCTGGCCTTCAATGCCTCAACCCAGGAATGGAAAATGGGAATCGAGTGGGGAGACTTCTCGCTGAAAGGGAATCGAATTTTTTCTTCCCCGAACCTCCTCTCCCAATACGAAAACATTATCCCATTCGGGTTGGCCGTTATTACCGAAGGTGGTGGAGATCCCTTTTTGGTGAACGATTTCTCAACAGGAAGGGTGACGATGTACTTATTAACTCCAGAGGAGGTCGTCGAGGTGCAGGACTTTTATGTGAGCATACGAGATGAAGGGTAAATTTGGGAGAACCTACCGGCTGGACGTATTCACTCCAGCAGGAAAACCACTTACGATTGCCCCCCCGTTATCAATAAAATTCGGGGTGACACGAAATACTCTCGCATCAGCGAATAAAGCCTCCATCGAAGTTATCAACCTTGGAGCCCCAACCAGAAACCAGATTTTTAAAGACCGATTTACGATAGCAAAATACTGGAGAGTCCAATTGCAGGCTGGATACAATAACAGATTGCATGAGATTTTTACCGGGAACATTCACGAAGCGTTCTCAATAAAACAGGGAACAGAGTGGAAAACCACAATGGATTGTTTCGACGGTATGGACGCAATACAAAACGGCTTTACCTCCGTGACAGTTCAGAAAAACACCCCGAAGCAGAACCATCTGAAGCAGATCATTAACAATATGCCCAACGTAGTCGCAGGGATTCTCGGAGGACCTTCAGAAGGAGAGAGCCCCAGGGGCAAAGCATTAATCGGGCAATCAGCAGAGTTGATGGCCCAGGAAACAGGCGGGAAATATTTTATCGACAAAGAGGTATTGAACGTACTCGGTGACGATGAGGTTCTCCCTGGTTCAGTAATCAAACTTGATCCGGATGACCTTTTATCAACTCCAAAAAGGAGAGAGGCGTTTTTGGATGTTCAAGTTCTATTCCAGCCCCAAGTACAAATCGGAAGAGTATACGAAATCGAAAGCCTTGAAAGCAGATACAACGGTCAATATAAAATAGTGGGATTCAATCACAATGTTGAAATTTCTGGAGCCTCCTCCGGATCAGCGTTAACGACTTTATCTCTCTATTTCGGCGCAGATGGACTACAGGAGAAAAGCTAATGGAACAAAGCATAAACCCCCCAGACTTGGATGATCTACTAGCAGAAAGCAGGGATACCGTATTCGCAAATATGAACTGCGTACAGATAGGGCAAATCCAAAAAGTAAACGATGACCAAACAGTCGAACTGAAGATCCAATTTTTGCGAAGGCTCCAGGGGGGAGTAACAAAAAAATATCCTCTCCTCATCGATTGTCCTTATTTCGTTCTAAACGGTGGTGGAGCATACATAGACATGCCAATCGCAAAGGATGATTATTGTATCGTCCTTTTCAACGACAGAAATATCGATGATTGGTGGGATACAGCAAACGTGGCATTGCCTCCAGACACAAGAAAGCACAATATCGCAGATGGAATCGCAATCGTTGGGATAAACCCCAGGGCAAAAGCTCTCGATTATGACGGATCAGATATGAGGATTTTCGGACCAGAGCAAAGTGGGTGTTCAATATCTTTAAAACAGGATGGATCGATCGAACTAATTGCACCGGCAGGGTTTAAGATTATAGCCGACACTGAAATAACGGGAACTCTAACGGTTTCCGGAGTCATCAAAGGACTCGTTGATATAATAGCAGATTACGCAGCGACAGCGATCAGCCTCTTGAGCCATTTTAGTCTCGGTAACCTTGGATTTAATACAGGAACTCCGGAACCTGGTGCTGGTGTGGCTCCTCCTTCCAATCCTCCTTCAGTATCCGGAAATGATATCGTGGATGGAAATGGAACGAAATCTACTCAACATAGCCACCCCTATGACGCTGGTGGTCAAGGTCCAGACACTACTGGAGACGCATCATGATAATAAGAAACGCAACATCGACTGGAGACTTCACCTTCGGGAAAGGTCTTTCGGACTACCTCACAACCAGGGACGCTATCATGCATAACGTCAAGACCAGACTACAATGCTGGAAAGGTGATTGCTTTTACGCAGTAGCCGAAGGGGTCGACTATAATAATCTGCTTGATGTTGGGACTAAAAGTCTGTTAGATTCCGATGTAAAGAGGATCATTATGCAGAGTGAAGGAGTGATCAAAATAAACCTTTTTGAGTCTTCATTAGATAACAGCGACAGAGCCTATTCTGGGAGTGCTACGATTACCACCATTTTCGGTGTGGATAAAATAACATTTTAGGAGAAAAAAATGACAGACAGTCTGAAGGATGCTTGGGTGACACTCCAGAACGGGAAAAGGGTGATGGCTATTTCTGACCTAACAGCCAGCCAAGGGAAAACGGTGGCGCATATTGTCAACAAGTGGGGTTCATCTCCGGACATTGATACCGCTGATATCAGTGCAGGAGTTCAAGTGATCTGGCCGGTCAAAGCGGCAACCCAGCTATACAAATGGATTGACTCCCCATTAGCATTGACATTGGAATCGACCTCAGAAGATGACGTTGCGGCAATTGGGACATTAACACTTGCGGCACAAGTCAACGACACCGAGACAGTAACGATCGGAACGAAGGTTTATACCTTCCAGACAACCCTGATAGACGTAGATGGGAATGTTCAAATAGGAACAGATGCCAACGGATCGATCGAGAATTTGATAGCGGCAATCAACCTGGCCGCTGGAGCCGGTGTAGATTACGCAGCATCGATGACAGCCAATGACGCAGGGGTTTATGCGGTAATTGGAGTCGGTGATACGATGACGCTATATGTCAACACAGGGACAGCAATCGCCACAACTTCCATCGCAATCGGAATCTTAACTTTGACAGGTCAACCAGCCGACACCCAGACCGTGACAATAGCGTCTAAGGTTTACACTTTCCAGGCAGTATTAACGGATGTCGATGGCAATGTTTTGATCGGAGGTTCAGCCTCAGAGACAATTGACAACCTGATAGCAGCCATTAATTTGGGAACTGGAGCAGGAACTCTATACGCAGCGGCAATGACAGCGAACGCAGCCCCTACTTCGGCATATCAAGGGGCTGGCGATACAATGGTTTTACACGCATTGACAGCTATCGCAACAACAGAAACAGCAGACAATACCGCATGGGGAGCGGCAAACGCCGTATTAAGTACGACTTGGGGAGCCGCAGCCGCAGTCGTAGGAACAGGAGCCCACACTGTAACAGTCAATTATCACGATTCTGATGGAAAATCTCAGGATGTTGTCCTGCCGTTAAGGGGATCAGAGCCCGTAACAATAGCGATTGGTTACGGGGTGTTTAGGATATCAGTCTTGACAAGTGGAACAGGCAACAAAAACGCTGGACAGCTAAAGGTAATGAATTCAACAGATATTTACGCGACTGTTGAAATCGGAGAAGGCCAAACGCAAATTGCTTGCCAGAGAGTTCCGAACGATCACTCAGGGTTGATTACAAAGGCACATTGCGGGTATGGCAGGCTTGAATCCAGTACAAATACAGCAGGAATGCGGCTGAGAATCAGAAGAACAGATGGGACAATTGTCACAAAGCACGACCCTTTTATCGCAAACGATAGGCCGGAAGATAATTTAATTTATGAGAAAGGAGGAATTACCGTTGAAGCTGGTGAATGGGTTTTCTGGGAATGTGTCTCCGTTTCGGCAAACAACACACCGGTTTCCGCTAGATTTGACTTAGAACTATTCGCAATTGGATAATTATGGTGGATGAACTAAATGAGGACGGGCTACAGGTAAAGACACTGGAAGAGATCAGAGCAGAAATCGTTTCTGACTTCCAGGATATCTACGGCCCAGACATTAATATCGATCAGAACTCCCAGGATGGGCAACAAATTAATATTTATGCCCAGGGGGGAGTTGACCTTCGGGAAGTGATCAGCCAGGTAAACGCAAACTTTGATCCGGACCAGGCTCTCGGAAGGGTACTCGATCAGCGTGTAGCACTCAACGGGATCACTAGAAACGGTGGAACATATACACTGACCCCGGTAGAAATTGTTACAGATGCAGCTGTGAATCTTATCGGTCTCGATACCCAATCCGATGAACTCAACCCCACAGTCGCTGATCTTTTTACAGTCAAAGATGATGCCGGAACCGAGTATTTTCTACTGGACTCTGTTGCAATAGTAGCAGCCGGCACCCAGGATTTGACATTTCGGGCAGCTCAGATCGGTGAAGTCGAGGTCCAGCTCAACACCATTACGGAGCCTGTGACAGTTCTTGCCGGTATTACTGGCATAAACAATCCGTCCGGAGCCCTGTCAATCGGAGTGAATGAGGAGTCTGACTCCAATCTCAAAGTCCGCAGGCGGGGCTCTGTAGCTCTCCCTTCAATCGGATACTTGGATGGGATCGAGGCCTCGCTGGGGAACCTGGATGGGGTTTCAATAGCCAGGGTTTATGAGAATGACACCAACGCAGTCGATGGTGATGGTACTCCAGCCCATACGATTTGGTGTATCGTGGAAGGTGGAGACCCAGAAGAAATTGGAAATATTATTTATCGGAAAAAATCCTCTGGTTCAGGAATGAGAGGAGCCGAAACGGTTGATATTACCAGGCCGAATGGAACTCTATTTACGTCAAAGTATGATGAACCAGGCTCTGAGGATCTTCATATCCGGTTCTCGCTAGAATTGATCGGTGGTGGTTTTATCGATGATGCCGCAGTCAAGACAGCAATTGTCGAGGGCCTCTTTTGGCAAATAGGAGGGGATGCCGGTGGTGACGATGTAACCGATTTCCTTAAAAACCTGAACAGTCAATATCGGGTGACCGGAATGCAGGTTTCTGATGACGGTGCAACGTGGGTGGAGGTAGTTTCTGTGACCTCTCCTCAGAATCGTTTCGTAAATGATACAGCCAATATCACGATAACATGAATTCTGAACTGATAGCCTATTACGCAAATCTTCTGATACTCCAGTACAGGAACAAACCGAACGCCATGGGTACCGTTATGGCGATAATCAGATCCTTAATGATTTACGACCTGATCAGGGCAGTCGAAAACGGATATAACGTAGAGACATCAATCGGCGCACAGCTTGATATCTTGGCGAAGTATGCCGGTGCTGATCGTGTTTCAGTCGGTGTCGACTTCGATAGGACATATTTTGGTTTCGTAGAATATTCAGAGGCAACGCCATATACGGGCGTGGCTGGTCTTATTCCTTACGCAGAGCCAAACCCTCCGGACGCACAATTTTTAAAGTATGATTCGGATGTTCAGTCATCATATCGTTTAACGGACAGCGAACTCCGGATCCTCGTCAAGCTGAAAATTGCCCAGAACAATAGCAATCATTCTGCAGGAGAGATCGATGATATCCTGGACGAGTTTTTTCCAGGTCAGGTGATTTTTACAGACAATTTCGATATGACAATCTCATATATTTTTGATAGTGATATCGAAAGAATTACTGAGATTGCAGTTTCTCAGGATGCGATACCGAAACCAGCAGCGGTCGGGCTGGAGGTCAGTTTCGTACCAGATATCGAAAACATTTTTTCAATGCAGAAATATGATGCTGATTCACCGGCAGACTTTTCGCAGGGTTTTATCAAGTATGCAGACGATCCGTTCGGATCATTTTTAACATATTAACGAGAGGATGATATGGGCCTTTTAACGAGAGCAGTACAGAAGATTTTCGGGTCGACAGGTGGAACAGGTGAATTCGGTCAAATTGGATCGAAGGCTGCTGGGGCTCCTACTACGACAAAGAATCTGGAAACGATGCAGGGTTTGTC